TTAATAGGAGACTTATCTTAAAAATATGGCTTTAGGTACAAACTTAGGAATCTTAGCACAACTGCAATCGGGTTTACCCCCTTTCACTAATACCTATTCGTTAGAATTTGATGGAGTGGATGATTATGTTAATTGCGGATTTATTTCTGGGTTAAAACAAGCCCCAGCCTTTACAATTAGTGTATGGTTAAAGTTCAATAGCCTTTCAGGAACTCAGAGAATACTAGGTACAAAAGATGGCCTAAGCATTATATCTCTTGCTACGGTTGGAAGTAAATTTTACCCTGCTATTGCTAGTGCTTATGGAGTTACTCCAACAGTTAGCTTATTGATTAACACATGGTATAATGTAGTCTGGGTTTATGATGGTACTTTGCCTAATGTAGATAGAATGAGACTCTATATCGATGGCTCTGAGATAGCTTTAGCAATAACGGGAACTATCCCAGTACTTACTCCAACCTTTATTAATAGTCCACCTTTTTACTTAGGTTCTGACGGTTTTGGTACACCGCTTTCTGATCTTTACGCAGGCGGAATAGATGAATTTTCCATATTTAATACGGTAGAGCCTATTGCTAACTTATGGGACGGAAGCGGAGATCCTACGGATTTAAGCCTTTTAGCAACTCCTCCTATACATTGGTACAGAATGGGAGACAACGGAGCATACAAATCTCCACAATGGCTTATACCTAATAATGAGAATAAAGACAAAGTTTCTAATTATTCATATCAATTTGAAGGAATCAATTCACGACAAATGACTGTTGGAACAGTTAATGTAGGCACTACAAATACAACCTCAATATGGTTAAAAAGGAATGTTGTATCTACTCAACAAACTTTGCTTGGCGGTTCAAGTTTAGTTTTCCCAGATTATTACATGCTACTTTTTACGGCCAATGATTTCTACGTTAGGTATAGTCCAACGGTTGTTATTGGATGGCAACAAGCACTCGTAAAAGCTATATTTAACAATACTACCGATTGGATTAACATTGTAGTTGTTAGAAATGGAAATACTGTAAAACTCCATTTAAACGGTGACGACGCTGGGATTGCTCCTAACTTTGCAAACGGTGGAGCAATAGGAGCATTAGACACAAAATTTACAGATATAGGAGCAGATACTGGCGGAATAAATCCAACAAACGGAATAATTAACAATATTGCAACTTGGAATGTTGACACCGTATTACCTTCAGATATTTACAACGGAGGCACTCCACCAGATTTAACAACTTTATCAACTGCACCCGTTAATTGGTGGAAAATGGGAGAAGATGCTACATTCGTTTATAATGTTGGAGGTAATGGTATTTTTACAGTACCAGACCAAGTTGGATCTAACGACGGAACATCAACAACTGTAATAGAGGACAGAGTAGGCTTTGCTCCAAGTTCAGAAAACAATGCTTTATCAATTAATATGGATTTTGTAGATAGAGTATTAGATACCCCACCAACACCTTAACATTTATGGCATGGCACTACAATGGAAAAGAAATTTCCGAAGTTTCCCAATTTCCTAAAAACACATTTGGTTTTGTTTATAAAATTGAACATAAAACATCAGGTAAATCTTACATAGGTAAAAAATTCCTATATCATAACCGTAAAGTTAAAGTAACTAAAAAAGATTTACTAATGTACGAGGGTGTCAAAGGTAGAAAACCATCACACAAACGTATAGTTAAAGAATCAGATTGGTTAACTTACTATGGTTCAAACAAAGTATTATTAGAATTATTTAAAAAGGATTCAATAGAAAGCTTCGAACGTTATATAATAAAATTAGCACCAAATAAAAAATTACTTACATACTACGAAACCCAATATCAATTCATGTATCAAGTGCTAGAAAAACCCGATATGTTTTTTAACGATAACATCCTTGGAAAGTTTTTCACAAAAGACTTTGATCCCCGATAGAGCATTCGTATATTGGTCCTACATGATAAATGAACTGTTAGTTAACTTAGTTAATTCGGTTTTAGTAGGTGGTAAAAGAACATCAAGAGGTAATCAATCTTATAATTGTCCCTTTTGTAATCACTCTAAACCAAAACTAGAAATTAATTTTACCGAAAACAAAGGAGGATACAACCCTTGGAATTGTTGGGTCTGTAATACTAAGGGTAAAACTATAAGTACTTTATTTAAAAAAATAAAAGCTCCCCCTGAAAAATTCACAGAACTATATAAATTAGTTAAGACTAAAGACGCAGTAGAAACAGTAGTTGAATCAAGTGACATTGAATTACCAAAAGATTTTAAAAGTATTATAGGAAGTACAAACCTCACTGCTAGAAAGGCATACAAGTATTTAAAGAAAAGGAATTTAACTAATGACGATATTTTAAAATACAACATAGGCTATTGTAATTATGGAAAGTATAGAGACATGGTTATAATCCCTTCATACAATGCTGATGGTAAATTAAATTACTTTATTTCACGCTCATTTATTGAAGATTCATTTATAAAATATAGAAATCCAGATTGTTCAAGGAATATAATACCCTTTGAATTATTTATAAACTTTGACTTACCTATAATCCTATGTGAAGGTGCTTTTGATGCTATTGCAATTAAAAGAAACGCTATACCTTTATTAGGTAAAAATATACAAACCAATCTACTTAAAAAAATAGTTAAATCCTCAGTTGAGAAAATTTACATAGCTTTAGATACAGATGCAATTAAACAAGCTTTAAAACATTGCGAATATTTAATTAATCAGGGTAAAGAAGTATACCTTGTTGAATTGGAAGGAAAAGATCCAAGTGAAATGGGATTTGAAAATTTCACTAAACTAATTCAAAACACTCTTCCATTAGATGAATATCAACTAATGGAAAAGAAAATTTCATTAATATGAAAGTTAAAAAAAAGTATAATAGGATATTACAAATATCTGATGATGCACAACAAATAACCTTACCAGATTCTAGATATTATAAAAGAAATGGTGAGTACTATCCATCAATAACTTATGTTTTAAGTTGTTACCCGAAGGGTAAATTTTTTCAAGATTGGCTTAAAAAGGTAGGATACTCGGCTGACTACATTGTTAGAAAAGCAGCAGATGAAGGAACACAAGTACATGAAATGTGTGAAGATTATTTAAATGGTAAAGAATTAAATTTCTTAGAAAATGGTATACCGATGTATGACCCAAATGTATGGCAAATGTTTTTGAGATTTGTAGACTTTTGGGAAGAATATAACCCAACATTACTAGAAGCTGAAGTCCATCTATTTTCAGATGAATTAAAAGTAGCAGGTACATGCGATTTAGTATGTGAGATAGATGGAGAATTATGGATCATAGATTTTAAAACCTCCAATCATTTACAAACTACATATGATTTACAAACTGCAGTTTATGCTAAATGTTATGAAGAATGTTTTGGGAAGAAAGTAGATAGATTAGGTGTTTTATGGTTAAAATCGTCTAAACGTGGTCCTAAAGAAGGTAAAATTCAAGGTAAAAATTGGGAAATGTACGAGTCAAAGCGCACCCAAGATGAAAACATAGACATATTTAAAACAGTTAAAAGACTATTTGATTTAGAAAACCCCAAACATTCACCTGTATTTACTGAATTTAGGACGCAAGTTAAGAAGAAAGCATAGTATTTATAACTATGATAAAGCTAACAGATTTACTACTAGAAATCCAGGGCAAACCCAAAGCTATAATCTTAGCAGGAGCCCCAGGAGCGGGTAAGGGATATATTTTAAAGGGTTTAGATTTAGGGGGTTTAAAGGTAATGAATATAGACAACATATTCATTGATAAACTAAAACAAGCAAACGTTACCTTAGATTTAAAAAATGCAACCCCTGAAGAACGAAGCGAACAAGCCAAACAAATGGCTGCTGCTAATAAGGAATTTAAGGGTAAAATTCAATCAACAATTGAAGGTAAACAATCATTTATATTAGATGGAACTGCTGCTTCATTTAACCAAACCTCTAAATTAAAAAACGAATTAGAAGAAGCAGGATACGATGTGTTTATGCTTTATGTCTATACAGATCTGGAACGTTCTTTAAGACAAAATCAAGATAGATACGAAAAATCAGGTGGTGAAGATAGAAGTTTAGCACCTGCAATTGTAATGCGTACTTGGAAAAGTGTAACTGATAACTTACCTAAATATGCTGACTTATTTGGAAATAATTTTGTAGCAGTTGCTAATACATTAGATGATAGAATGAAAGATATAGATAAAATAATCAATAAATATCTTAAACCATTTTCCCCTCAAGGTACTAAACCTAAAACCCCTGCTCAAATACAAAAATCTAAAGAAAAAAAGGCTAAAGACAAAGAAGAAATTCAAGCTATGTTAGATGATGAATTTGTGTACGATGTAATTGAATATACAATGTCTAAAGAAGAAGCACAAATGAGATTAGCAAAATTTCTTAAAAAATAAAGATGAACGAATTAACAAAGTTTTTAGTAGATAG